TGTGATCCAGTTAGTCCTGCTGTTCCCGCTAGTCCTTGCATGCCCTGTAAGCCTTGTGTTCCTTGTAGCCCTTGTAAGCCTTGTGATCCAGCAGCTCCCGTCGCTCCTGCGGCGCCTATGATTGGCGTCGGTGGTGTTGGTGGAGGTTGTCCTAAATTTGGATCAAAGGTGGTTTTAAGACCGCCAGGAGCAGAGCCTTTAGTCCAAGCGCTACCTTCTGGTGGTCTGTATCCTGGGTTTGGTGCCCAATAAGACTCGTCAGTGTCTGGATTATGCCAAGGTGTCATTACTTGTTGTTGCAGTCCACTGCCACCTTGTGTAAAGCCATATTGATTGCCACCGCCGGTTGTTCCTCCTGGAGGTGTCGGTGTAATTACATCGTTACCTGGTGTCGGGTATCTTCCCATTCTATCCG